AGACTTTTAATTTTTGTCTCCTTTGTGTAATATTGTTTTTAATATATTAGTTGTGAAATCTATCACTCCATTTTCTTTAAATTTGTCAGTTTTTGATAACCATTCAGAGAATGCTAGTAAAACAGATAGAGTGATAGTTAAACCCCAATTAATTAAGAAACAGGTTGTCACACCTGACTCTTAAAGAGATTTTCTTTCACTAATACTAGAATAGTATCATCAATACTATTATCAGTGGTTTTTACATACTTCTCAAATAATTCAATGACAAGATTTTTTACAACTGTATGAGTAGCAAGACTCAAAATAATTGGTTTAACTACAGTAACTAGAGTACCCATGATACCTCCTTTAAGTATATCCTAGTTTATTTAGGAATTCAAGTAGTCTTGCTCACTGGAATAATCATAGGATTCTTTATACCCATAGATTGAAGTTTAGTCCTGATAAGACTTTTAGTTGTATCCATTCCCCTAGAATCTTTATCTGGATCACCCCCACATGAATCTTCCTTCATCGCTTGCTTTCGAATTGTGGCAAAATATACGTTCTCACCTTCTTTAGATCCATATTGTTGCTTCATTGATGCCTTCATACCAGATTTGTCATACTTAGACTTTAGGTTTTTTTCTCTCCTCTTTTCACTTTTTGTCATCTTTTTTTCATTGAGAATTCCAAGAAACTTTGAATATCCAGTCTCAAGAATTACATCACCCTCAAGTTGTCTATGTGCCATTAATTTTACATTTGAACTATCTTGAGGATTTACAGTAACTTTATTGGGTTTAGTAGCAAAATCAACGGGTTTAGATGCATCTGGATTTGCAACTTGTGAAGAAGAAGCAAGAGTAGAATTAGATAATGACGAAACCTCATCTAAAAAAGATTCTTTCATATTTTTACCTCCCATTTGATCCTTTCCGAGTCTACCTGCAATAACATCACCTCTTGTGACCTTATCATAAGGGGGGTAATTATTCGCTAAATTTTTATCGTTTGGATTATTCTTTCCGTCATTCTTTTTTTCACCTTCATATGGATCACCATATTCAGTCATTTCAACATTAAGACCTCTTGCTCTAAGTTGATTAATCTTTTCACGAGTTGCATATCTTACATAAGTAACACCACTATCTCTATCTGTTACTCTGACTTTATATTTTTTACCAGAACCCTTTGAATTAGATTCTTCACCTAAAGAATATTTAAGTTCATCAATGTCATAATAATTTTGAGGTTTTTCTACAAACACTTTATAAAGTGCTTTTGCCATTGAGTCAGATGCAGATTCTTTAATTTCTAATGCAAAATCTTCTGCCTGCATTCCACCACCACCACTGCTACCACCACTGGAATCACCTGATCCAGATTTGCCAAATAGTTTATCTCTAACCTGAGTTTTTTCTTGTTCACTTAAAGAACTATTCTGCATGTATTGTGAGTATGCAGTTCTAAGTGGAATATTTTCGCGTCTTGCACGATATCGAATATCATATACCGCCTGACGAACTTTTTGTTCTGGTGTTTTCTCTCCACCTCTATTATCATCTTTTTTTTGAAAATTATTTGATTGAGGTTTTTTATTTTGAGAAGACATTTGCGCCTGTGGATGACTTCTTGCAGGAAGATCTTCAGCAATATGCTTTTTCATGAGAACAATTTGATTTTTTTATTTTTTCCTTTTTTTATTTATCAAATTTACACCATAAGGTTTACCACCGGGTTGAATATTCTTTGATGCAACTCCAATTGCTCCTGGAGTCATTTTAGAAGTATACTTAAAATATCCTAGAGTTCCAACCAGTGTATTAGGTTTTTTCGGTGATCTCATCATTCTATCCATTGTATTTTCAGTATAAGATTCATTTACATCTTTTATCCATGACTTAAACATAAGACCACCTTCAGTTACACAAATTAAATGATTAGCGCCTCTTCGAATAATTCTACCAATCATCCCAGTGTTCATATTCTCAACAAATTGACCAACTTTAAATATTTTACCATTTACATAATAATCTCTAAGTTCCTGTAAATCCGACTCTGGTGAAATTTCCCAAACTTGATACCCTTCTTGCTGAAGTTCTTGAATACCCATACCTTGACGAACTAAGTCAAATAATTCAAGTGCCTCCTTATTTTTAATTGTCAGAGGTAATCCAGATCTAAATGTTACAAAATCACCTTCTGCGGCGGCGAGGCGAAGTCTAGATGATGTAAGACCCTCTACATTTTTACTATCAGCATCTTCCTCACCTGCAGGTATAATTTCTATAGAATCAAATTGATAGAGTTGACCATTATATCCATTAGATAATTTTTCAAATTCTTTAACTCGATCTGGTCCACTCACAATTCTGACATTAGTGTAACCATCATTATGTGCTTTTTTTAAAACATCAAAAATTGAAATAAAATTAGGATCATTTACAATTCTCTCACTGTGATCTGGAAATAACTTCCTCATGATTGATATTTTTGTATCAGGATCCAATGGATTTTTCTTTGGATCAAAACTTCTGGATGGAACGATAATATAGTCTTCACCAGTCTCCATTGCTACACTTGAAGCGGTATCCATTAACTGTTGATGTCCAGCAGTTGGAGGATTAAATCTTCCAAAAGCAATCGTCAAAGTTCCTTTAGTTTTTGGAACCGCTGGTGGAGTTAATATTGGTTCTTCAGGTGGTAAAGGAGCATCCTGAGGTTGAATTTGATCTGGGGGTAGTTGTTCAACAGGGGGTTCTTGTGGGACTTGCTGAGATTGATATGCGGATCCTAATGGAATATTCTTTTCAAATTCATTTTGTTTAGGATCTTTACCTCCGATGATTTGCCTCTTATTAAAGTACTTTAATTGTCCCCCAACAGTCTTTGCCTCAAATTCACCTGTTGCTCTATTATAGTACCCACCATGACCATCACCAACAAGTCCAAGTCTTTTCGCTTGAACTGATGCTGCCGTTGCTTCAGATATAAATTGAAGATAAGTTTTCACCAGTATAAGTCTACAGTATCTTTATTATAAGATTATTTATCATATACAAAAAAAGAGTGCGTTGAAGCACTCTTAGTATTAACGAAATGACATCAGATCAAATAACTCTGAATGCATTTTTCCATATTTTCTCATTAGTTCACCCGCTTTTGCATTTGATTGATTTTCGGTTGAACTACCCGCATGAGGACTCATTGAATGCTTTCCTGTTTCAATATATTGTTTATAATGTATAAACTCATGAGCAAGAGTTCTCATAATGTCCATAGGATGCCGATTAATAACACTCAAATGAATTACATTATCACTAGATATCATACCAAAAGCAGAAATTCTTTTAGCAAAATCAGAATCATCAATTAATATTACAGGTATATCATAATTCAATTGAAGTTCTCTTTTAAGAAAGACCTGAAATCTTTTAAGAATTTGTTCAAGTTGAGTTCTTGAAAGAGGTCTACCTTTTCTTTTTCCGAGAATAGACATGATTATTCTACACTTAAAGTAGTCTCAATTTTTTCATCTAGATCTCTAATTACTGCTCGAAGTTCATTAATTCGTTCAGAAGGAAACTCATAACTATGCCCTTTTTGTGCATCAAAAAGAACTTGGCGAACTGCAGCAGCAGAACGAACATCCATTTTAATTGTCACTTGTTTTGATTTAGTCATATTAACTCCTTATATCAGATGTCATCTTCTTTACGATTTTCAGACCTATAAACACTAAATGTTCCTTCTGGATAACGTGCTGACAGTTTCTCATAATTAATTTGCATAATATCCTCAAAAGTTACATCCATAGCAATGCAGAATTGTGCAAAATACCAGAGTGAATCTGAGACTTCTTTTAAAATCCAAGTCTTAGAGTCTTCGTTAAATGGTTTACCTTGAAGAAGGCACTTTTTAATAATTTCAATCGCCTCACCCATTTCAGCAGAAGCACCAAGAGCAAATGTTAGGAGATGTGTGAGTTTCACTCCTTCATTATCAAGTTCCTTGATTCGATCCAGAAGAGTGTTAATGTCAGAACTAGCAGGACTAGTCGTTTGCTTTACGAAAGCAATGTACTTATTTGAATCAATTGTGTTATTTTCCATTAAAATTTAAATCCCTCGAATGACTTTTTAGGTTTTTTTTCTTCGTGATCATTATACTCGTATTCTTGCCCAGAGTCAAGTATGTCACCCTGAGCATTTTGCTCAACATCATAAAGACGCATTTTTGAACGATCTATTCCAACTACGAATCTCTTATTGATTGATTTATCTGAATAACGATTCTTAAGTTGTTTAATCATAATCTGATTCATGTTATCTAATTCTTCTGTGCTGATAATTGCCAGAAGAAGATCAGCAGTTGCAGCAGTACCAAAACTCTCTGAAATATCAGTCATTTCAATATCGGATGAATTTGCTCCTGACCTGGTTGTTTGAGTTGCCGTAAAAAGAGGAACATCTAATTCTACGACCATACCTCGAACTTCCTCAGTGATACTTTTCACATAAGAATATGAATTTACATTTGAATTTACTTTAAATCTACTTGAAGCACAGATATTGAGATAGTCAATAAAAATTACATCAGGTTTAAATGACTTCTTCAATTGAAGTTCATTTATCAGTGCTTTAAAGTGTCCAGAATGTGCAGATGCAGTTGGATACTGCTTAATTACTAAATTACCTTTGGTTTTTTCAAGAATTTTATTAACTTTATTTTTGAAAATATTTTTTGGTAAATCTTCAAACTGATTGATAGGAATATTTAAAATGTTTGCATCAATACGTTTGGCGATTTCTTCTTCTGCCATTTCCAATGTAATATAGAGGACATTTTTATTTTGAAGAAGAAATGTCGATGCAACGTGACACATCATCAGTGTTTTTCCAACATTTGGACCAGCAAGAAAAATATTAAGAGTCTTATTTGGAACTCCACCATTTGTAATCTTGTTTAAGTACTCGATATCAAATGGAATTCGATTTTCCTTTCGATGATAAAAATCGTAACGTTGTTCATAATTCTCAAAGTAATCATGTCCAATATTATTATCAAAACTTACCGCTAGGGCATCAGAAAGAATACTTGGAATAGCATCACGATTTTTCTTTTC